CGAAGACCAGGACGGAGTCCTCGTTCTCTCCGATCACAAAAACCTTGTCGGGAGCGAAACAGACTACGCCGAGCGAAACCGCAGATTGCGAGCGCAACAGCAAAGCCAATCGCTCCCGCCACCCGAACACAACGCTGAACACAATGTGTACAGTGATGTGTCCGAAGATGTGTCCACAGAGAATAGAGATAAGATATCAGATATTAGAGATACAGATATCAGAGACGAAGAGCGAGAGATAGAGGGAGAGGATATAGGCATACCGCCCGCGGCGGTATCACCTCCACCCCCTCGCCCCTCCCCCTGTCCGTTCAAAAAGATTATGGAACTGTATCATCAGATCTGTGTGTCTTACCCTCGCATTGAGGATATAGACGGTGAGCGGAAAAAGGCGGTTGCGGCTCGGTGGAGAAAATACGGAGATCTCGCAGTCTTTGAGCAGGTATTCAGAATAGCGCAGGCATCGTCTTTTATGAAAGGCGAAAACGGACGGAATTGGAGCGCTGATTTCGATTGGATGATGCGACCCACCAACATATCCAAAATCCTTGAACATAAATACGACGATAAGCCTACGGCGCAAACAGGACAACCGACAGGAGCGCTTGGTGTCCTCGCGAGAATGCGGGAGGAATGCGATGAATGAAAAAGGCAGAACTTCTCGACATTGTAACGGTGATCGTGATGTCATACCCCGACCGCTTCAAAGAGGAAAGCATACCGGGAATGGTAACAGCTTGGTATGCGTTCTTCGAGGACGACGATAAAACCGCCGTCGAGCTTGCGGTTACAAAGCACATAGCAAGCAATAAGTGGCCACCAAGTATAGCGGAAATCAGAGAGGCTATGGCTGAAATACTCCACCCCGAACTGATACCGCCCGATGTCGCATGGACGGCAGTAATGGACGTTATGCACGCGACAGGAGGATCTTCTTGGGGACGTCCGACGTTTCCACCGCTTATCGAGCGTGTTGTGGAAACAATCGGATGGGGGCATCTTAAAGAGTTGAGCAGAGGCAGTTACGCCGGGCAAAAGGAAGGTCTTGACCGTTTGGCGTTTATGGACCTTTACAAACCTGCATACGAACGAGCATTACAGGCGGCAACGCTCCCTGCGGCTCTCTCGGCGACAATGAACAAGGTGCGCCAACTCCACCCCGAAACAGACACTTTTCTCTTGGAAGCACAGAATATTCGCAAGAAAAAAGATGAAGAGTGGGACTTTATTTTTAATCGAGCTTACAATCAGCTCGATGCACCCGAAACGCCAAATCTATTGGAGGATAAAAAATGATACGCTTCGCCGTACCCGGCGAGCCGAAAGGATGGCAGCGCGTAGGTTACAATCGAAAAACAGGAGCAAAGTACACCCAAGAGCAGACCCGAACACAAGAAGCTCTGGTCGCGTGGGCGTATAAGAAAGCCTGCGGTGCTTACCGCTTCCCGAGTGGTACATACGTGGATATGCGAGTGATAGCGTATCTTCCTATCCCGAAAAGCAAATCTAAAACCGTTCAGCAGAAAATGCGAAGCGGTGAAATACGGCCGACCGTCAAACCCGATTTTGACAATATCGGCAAACTGATCGCAGATGCGCTCAACGGCGTTGCTTATGACGACGACAAGTGTATCGTTGATGCGCAGGTCAGAAAATTCTATTCAGATAATCCTCGCACGGAGGTTATCTTGCAAATTGCAACAATCTAATATCGAGCGGGACCGCGCCGTATAATACGGTCACATAAAAGGAGCAATTTTATGGCAAAGAAAATCAACACCGAAACCACGGAGAGCGTGGAAAAGAAACTCGTCTACATACCCATCACCGAGTTGCACCCTCACCCCGACAACCCCCGAAAAGACCTCGGCGACCTCTCGGAGCTTGCCGAGAGTATCAAGGTCAAGGGCGTAATGCAGAACTTGACCGTCGTACCTCGTGCCGAGGGCGGCTACACCGTAATCATCGGACACAGACGTATGGGCGCATCGAAGCTCGCAGGACTCACCGAACTGCCCTGTGTCATTGTCGAGATGTCCGAGCAGGAGCAGATCGGCACGATGCTTTTGGAGAATATGCAGCGTTCTGACCTCACGATGTACGAACAGGCGCAGGCGTTCCAAATGATGATCGATTTCGGAGAAAGTCTTGACAGTATCGCCGAAAAGACAGGCTTCTCCAAAACCACCGTCCGTCGCAGAATTAAGCTCGCGGAGCTTGATGGCGACAAGCTGAAAAAGGCATCGACAAGACAGATCACGCTTGAGGATTTTGACCGCCTCAGCAAGATCGAGGATGTTGACAAGCGCAATGAGCTTTTGGATCTTCTCGGCACGTCGAACTTTGAATACTCCTACAAGCAGGCAATCACACGACAGGAGGAAGAAAAGAATTGCGAGCGTTGGAGAACAGTGCTCCTTGAAAAAGGATTGACCGAGATTTCGTACAACGATGTATTCGGCAACGACAAGTACCGCAACAGCGCACGCCCCTACGCAACCTGTTCAAGTGTCGCTCCCTCGGAATTCGTTATTGACGAGGATATGCAGTTCTTCGCTTTCAATCGTGGGACGGTGTATTTCCGCAGAGAGCGAAACGCCGAAGACGATGAAAAATCCGCGGCATATCAGAGAGAACAGGAAAAGGAACGCGAGCGCAAAGACGCTCTGCGTGATATCACCAAGAGAGCATATGAACTCCGCAAGGAATTTGTGGAGAGCATCACAGAAACCGCCGCGAAAAAGCTCGCGCCTGTTGTTATCGAATACAACATTCAAAAGGATTGGAGCGACGTAGATAACTATGGGTGGAACAGCGGCTACAACAGAAGCAATTTCCCCGATCAACTTCCCGAAGAACACGGCGTCAATGCAATCTATCAGCAGATTAAGGACACGCCGTTCAGAGCGCTCTTGATCCACACCTACATCAGATGGTGCGATAACGCAACTTGCGGTTATATGAACTATAACGGAGAATGGGTGGAAAACAAGCGCCTCAATTACATTTACAGTTTTCTTGAAAAGCTCGGCTACGAAGTGTCCGACGAGGAACGCTCTATGATGAGCGGAACGAACTCCCTCTTTGGTGGAGAGGACGACGACGCAGACGAGGGCGAAGCACTCCCCGACGATAACGAGCTTGACGATACTCCCTCTGACAACGAAGCGGATGATATGTCTGAGGACGATTTCGACACTATGATCCGCGATAAATTAAAAGGAGTCTTGGAGGACGAATAAATGCAATACAATGAATTTTTACAACAGAAAGCGCAGGTAGTCCCTTGCTGCGGTTTTACCTTTGAAAAGGCAGAAATGAACAAGGCGCTTTTTGATTGGCAAAAAGACATTGTGTGTTGGGCATTGAAGAAAGGCAAGGCGGCACTGTTTGAGGACTGTGGACTTGGAAAAACGGTGCAACAGTTGGAATGGTGCCGCATTGTTGCCAACCACACCCAAAAGCCGACGTTAATTCTTGCACCTCTCGCGGTATCAAAGCAGACCAAGAATGAGGGACTGAAATTCGGATATGACGTTACGGTATGCCGGGCGCAAAAGGACGTGAAGCAAGGTATCAATATCACCAACTATGAAATGTTGGAGCATTTCGACCTCTCGCGTTTTGGCGGTGTGGTTTTGGATGAAAGCTCGATCTTGAAGCATTACAGCGGAAAGATGCGAACGCAAATCATTGAGTCGTGCAAAAGGATAGCATACAAGCTATCCTGCACGGCTACCCCTGCACCCAATGATTATATGGAACTCGGAAACCAAGCAGAATTCCTCGGGGTTATGACACGCTCCGAAATGCTTGCTACGTTCTTTGTCCACGACGGAGGCGAAACGAGCAAGTGGAGATTGAAAGGACACGCTCAAGACGATTTTTGGGAGTGGCTTGCGGGATGGGCGGTCGTGCTGACTACACCTGCGGATCTCGGATATGACGATAAGGGTTACAAGCTTCCCGAATTGAACGTGGAGTATGTGGAGGTACCGTCAGATTTGCCTATCGCTTCCACTCTCTCAGAACGTAGAGATGCAAGACGCAAGAGTTTGAAAGAACGGTGCAAAGCCGCCGCCAAGCTTGTGCTTTCCAACCCCAACGAACAATGGCTGATATGGTGCGACCTCAACGACGAGGCAGACGAGCTCCGTGAGGTTATCAGAGGATCTCGTGAAGTGCGAGGATCTGACAAGTCTGAACGAAAGGAATTGCGTCTTACCGCATTCACGGAAGGTCTGCTGATGCGCCTTGTTACAAAGCCGAGCATAGCGGGATTTGGCTTGAATTGGCAGAGATGCCACAATATGATTTTTGTCGGTCTGTCGGACAGTTACGAAATGCTCTACCAAGCAATGCGCCGGTGTTGGCGCTTCGGTCAAGAGGAAAGCGTGAACGTCTACATAATCACATCTGCAGCCGAGGGCGCGGTTCGTGATAACATCGACAGGAAAGATGCCCTGTGCAAACAAATGATAGCCGAGATGGTGAAGCACACCAAAGACATCTTGGCTGACGAAATCAAAGCAACGATAAGAATGACGGAGCCGTACAATCCCGATGTGGATATGTTTACGCCCGATTGGTTGATAGAAGGAGGATATGCAGTTTGAAAGTCTTAAATCAAACCCAAGGCAAAAATTGGGTATTATACAACGGCGACTCGTGCGAGGTGCTTGCAGGCATTCCCACGGATAGCATTCACTACTCAATAACATCAATTCCTTTTGCTTCGCTCTACACCTATTCCAACAGCGATAGAGATTTGGGCAATAGCCGAAGCTATGCAGAATTTGAACAGCATTATCAATATCTCGGCAAGGAGTGGTACCGCATTATGATGCCCGGCAGATTGGTGTCGATCCACTGTATGAATTTGCCGAGTATGAAAGAGCGCGACGGATTTATCGGTGTCAAGGATTTCCGTGGCGACGTAATCAGATGGATGCAGTCGTGCGGATTTATTTTTCATAGCGAAGTCTGCATTTGGAAAAATCCCGTTGTCGAGATGCAACGTACAAAGGCGCTCGGTCTGTTGCACAAACAGATCCGCAAGGATAGCGCAATGAGCAGAATGGGCATTCCCGATTATGTGGTTACATTCAGAAAACCTGGCGACAATCCTGAGCCGTTAGAGCACACTCACGAAAACTACCCTGTGGACCATTGGCAAAAGGTCGCTTCGCCCGTGTGGGAAGAATATCCCTCTCCTGTATGGTGGGATATCAATCAGAGCGCAACGCTTCAGCGAAAGAGTGCGAGAACGGACAAGGACGAAAAGCACATCTGTCCTTTACAGTTGCCTGTGATCGAGCGTTGCGTGGAGCTTTGGAGCAAAGAGGGCGAAATCGTGTTAGATCCTTTCGATGGGATTGGCTCGACAGGCTATCAAGCACTGAAGATGGGGCGCAGGCACGTCGGCGTAGAGTTGAAACAGAGCTACTACGAACAGGCGGCGCAAAACCTCGCTGCCGCCGAAAACGAGGTATAGCGGTAATGCAATGGCAATTATCGCACAGAGCTGATCCGAAAGCGCGTGAGCTTGCAGACCGGCACTACAACAGGCAAAAGCCTGGCACTCCGCAATTCGTTCCTCCTGGACGGTGTCTCGTGTTGTACGCACAGACGGACACAGGCGAGGCGTTTTGGGTAACATCGTGGCCGTTCGCGGAGCATGTCAAACATCAATGGGCGGGCGCTTGGGTGTGCTCTGCATTCCGAAACGAAGGAGCTGGCGTAGCTTCTGAACTAATACGCGAGGCAGTAGCCGCAACCAAGGCTTTCTATGGCGATCCCCCTGCGCTCGGTATGATAACCTTTATTGATGCAAAAAAAGTCAAGCCAACAATGGTACACGGTCAAAAGACGTGGGGCTATACATACATCAAAGCGGGATTTCGCTATGTCGGCAAGACGAAAGGCGGTCTATTGGCATTTCAACTTTTGCCCGAGGATATGCCTCCGGCGAAAGAAGCGAGGTCGATAGATGGCTAAAAGCATAATACAACCAAACAAAGAGCGTTGCTACCTCTGCGGCAGACGCGGAGGGAGCGATCCTCTTGACGTACACCACGTCTTTGGAGGACCGTTCCGCAAAAAGTCTGAACACTACGGCTTAAAAGTTCCCCTGTGTCATTTCCGTTGTCATATTTTCGGGGAGGACGCCGTTCACGTAAACGCCGAGGTAGACAAGGCTCTCAAATCAGAAGTTCAAAAAATCGCAATGAAACACTACGGATGGACGGTTGACGAATTCCGTCAGCTGTTCGGGAAAAATTATCTTTTGGAGGAAGATGAAGAATGAAAATCTACAAGGAAATAAAGAAAATCG